ATGAGTAAGCAAATAAAAAACACTATGCAGATAGATACTTTACCGAATACTGTTCGTATGTCAGATGAAGAACTTAGGGCCTTTTGCCTTGACCAGTCGGTCAAACTGGTACAAGCCTTGAAACCATCCTTTATTGAATCACCCCGTATAGCTCCGATGGCGCTCGCTGAACTCCTTTTTGATTATGTGAAGAAAGGAGTAGTTAATGACCCGAAAGCTTTACGGTTTGGATGATACCGCTACTTAGAATTACCCCGCTTAGGCGGTGGTGGCGTACTCATGGAATGATCCCGTTGTTCACTTGGGCGTGGCGGTATAACCGCCGTTCTGCCTCTTTCCGGAGGCACTTGTGTTGTTTGTTTTGATAAATTGCTGTTCATAAAAACTTAATTTATGGTTATACTTATTATTACCTGTCTTGTTATCTTGCTGCCTCTCCTCATTTTAATAGTAGGGGGCTGGCTCTATTTATGCAAAAAGGCAAATGGGATGGTACGCAGTTGGTTGGATATTCGGTTTTTTCCGGGTCTCCCACATGACTGCCTGAGTGACGTACCCCCTCCTATACGACGCAATACCTCGAATTAAGGTATTTTGTAGCTTCTTTTTCTCCTCCCTTCTTAACATCCCGTAGTTCCCGGATGTTAAGAGAATCTTTTAACTCTTCAATTGGATATACGGTTTCCCTTAAAGAGAAGTATTGGTTTTCAATATCTACAGGACTTAGGTTCTTATTTTCGACGTCTATGAATAAGCGCTCCAATTTGTTGAAATAGGCAATGTACATAGTGCGAAGTTTGATAAGAGATTGTAAAGTTGAATTATCAACAACGATGTCTTTCTGAACGGCTGATAATATTTGAAGCAGGGCGACTAAGCAGAATATAATTGTAGATGCCCATGCTCCTATCCCCGGAACGGCCCATAGTTTCCACGTTGAAGCACCAACAATTGATAATATAACAGTTGCTATATTAAACCTCTTTCTCCAGTCGATTTTATGGCTTATGTACCGAGATATGTATTGCTCCCAATATTTCGCATGAACAAGCTCGTACCAAAGCAACTCTTTGATTCTGTTTCTTTCATTGTCCATCTTATCTAATTGTTAATGTATAGGGTTATAATCCATTCATTAATTGCCGGCTTTTGCCATTGAGATATGTTGTATATCTTTTCGCGGATTGTGATTTCAACTCGTGATATAAGGCTTATTCCTTTTAGTTACCAAAGTCTTATCAGTCTCTACGCAAGTTTCTCCGTACATGCTGTTCCTTGAATCACAAGCAATGTAGCCGTACGCATGAACTTTCCCTCCATTTTCCATAATGTAAGAGTGCAACTTTCTATTGTACTCTTTTGGGATATATCCGAGATGTATGCCTGCGTCATTATAAATCGCTATGGCAAAAGAATCATACTTGTTATGCAATTCAACTTCCGCGTATCCGTTAAATCTACCGACCATGGATAGTGGGAGGTTTCGATAATAAACACCTGCTATACGGTATTTGCTGTATCCTTTTCTTGCGCTTAGCCCGATACATTTATCTCCTACAAAGTAATAATCGACGGTCGTTGAATCCGAAAAGTCTTGTATGCTGGGAGATTTTGTATTGTTCGCTGAAACAACACCCGCAACAATAGCGATTATGAATAGAACGACTATAAGATAAACCATGTTTTTATTTTATGGCAAATAAATCAATATTCTCAATTCCCAACATGGTTAGTTCTTTTGCGAACTCTTTATTTAGAGAATCTTGTAATTTTTGTCTATAAGAATCGTTTACACTTGGTTGAAGCGCATTGATGAATGCAGGAGTTAAAGATATCGCATTGAATAATGCTTCTTTAGCTTTGTCTCTATCGCCAGCGACAATCCATTTGTAAAACTCCTTCTTAAAGTCGAGAGATGCTTGCGATACTGCTTTATTCTTTAAAATGCTCACATCTTTTGCAATCTGAAAGAATTTTACAATCATTACAATTTGTAGTATACCAAACAAAATCCATAAGATTATCAAAACCCACGAGATTATTCCAATTGTTGCTCCCATAATACTATATTTAAAATGTTAATGTTTAGTTCCATTTGTTTATATGTGCTACTCCGATAACAATAGCCCAGTCCTGAATTTTTTCGATAGACGAGTATTAATAGTTTTGTCCAAGTATTGAGAAGTATTATTAATAGAACTTCTCTATCTAAATTTAAAAGTTATCTAATCTCACTGTACCAATCACTAAAGCTATTCCCGTAATTTCTTCCTTAGGAATATTAAAAGGCGGGTATATCTCTTTATTTTCGCTTATAGCCGTTACCACATCATCTTCATTTGAAGGATATAATCTTTTAATAAGTAAGCCTTGATAACGTGCTGCAATGAGATGCGGTTTACCCCATTGTATGAAGTTTATCCGTTTAATTTCTCTAACAGCGATGGTATCTCCCGGCTTATATAGAGGCAACATGCTATCGCCTCGAACATGTAACATAAAGTCTGCATTCATGAACTCTTTAATTTTATAATACCCTTCTATGTCTGTGTCCTTTATTGCAAAATCAGCGGAACCAAAGCCGGCAGCAGCTTCATTACGATACAGGGGTATTAATTTTTCTTTGGGATCTGAAACAGTTAAAGCTGGCGTAGCTTCTTTTAGCATAGAGCCTTTACCGGTTACTAACCAATCAATATTAATATCAACAAATGTTGTAGCGATCTTATTTATAACATCAAAACTAGGCTCCCTATTTTTATTTATGTAGTTATTTAAAGTCTGTTGCAAAACTCCAATTCGATCTGCAAACGATGATATAGAATAATTGTTTATTTCTATTATTCTTTTAATGCGCTCATTTATAGTTGTTTCCATGAAATAATATTTAAAATAGTTCTAAATGAAGGTTATAGTAAAAAATATCTACAACAAATATTGTAGATATATAAACACACGTTGTATATTTGCATCAACAAATAAAAAAAAGGATATAAAAATGGCTGTCACGGTTTATAAGCCGTAACTGCATTCATCCAAAGGCAAATATAGTGACAGTCCATTTAATATCCAAACGATTGTAAAGATTATTTGAAAAATAATCAATGGTTTCGTGGCTGTTACCAGAAAAAGGAAAATATTAACAAGCTCTCTTGGAGTAATCATCTAACAGCCACATCAGGATGATGAAACATGAGAGCTTTAATTTTTTAAAGTATGCTTGTAGACCTTACAAAAATTCAACTGCATTACCTCGAATTTTTAGTTACCAACGAGGTAAAAAATGAGCCTGAATACATAAATCAGGAACAGGCTTACCGACGTTTTAAACGTTGTAACGTAGATAGATGGGTAAAAAATGGTGTTGTAAAACGTCATTTGCGTCCTAAAAACATTGAGTTCAATTTGAACGAATTGCGTAAAGCAGCAGCAAACAGACAAGATTACTTAATTCTTTAAAGGTGGAAAAATTATGAGAAACTTTCCTTTCGTATACCTGCTTATCTCTTTTCTCTTCATGTTTTCTGAATATACAGGAGAGAATATTAACATGATGATTTTGTACTACACCTTCTGGGGTACTAACTGTTTCTGGGCCATGCTCCTAACCAATAGAGAATTAGAAAAACTTAATAAATAATCAAAAGTATGATACCATTAAGCCAACATGTTACAGAACGTCTTAACCATTTGGAAGAGATATATACTGTGTTCAGGAAAAATCAGATTATGTTTTCTAAAACAGAAGCAATTAAAATTGTGGGTGGTCGAGGTACATTGGAAAGGCTGGTTGCGGCCAAAAAGATACGTATGGAAAAACGCGATGTACACTTGGGTCGATGGGAATGCAACGGAGAAGACGTATTGAGATATGCAAATTTCAGAGAAAAAGAAAAGTATGTATTACGATAAATAAATAATAATATGGAAACAACAAAACTTATCCTACCGGTTAAATCGTCTACTGGAAAAGATGAACAGACTTACCTTACAGAAGATAATGTTATGGCTCTTAAGACAGTCTTTAAAAACAAGGAAACTTATAACTTTTATATGCGTACCCTTTGGGTGCTTCGGGAGCTAGCTGGAAAAAGTTGTATGGTCAATACTCACAGAGGAATAGATTTAAACGAAGAAGATCCTGCTTTTCCTATTTGGAAAACAATGAATGAACTAATAGGCTGTCTTTTACGAGGGTCTTCAAGAGATTTTTTATCACCAAATAATTAAGGCAATGGAAGTCATAAAGCAAAAAGAAACTTCTACGTTTCTCTGTGAGAGAGCACAGAATTATATCAAGTATCTACGTGATAACGAAGGAGAAAATTATAATCGAACAAATAGTTTGATTAGTAACGCAATGTCTGTCATAGTACTAATGATTGAAGACGTTAATGATGAGGACTGGCGGAAACAAGCACTTTATGATTCGCTAATTACACTTTCTGATTTCAATTATTTATTAAACGCATTGGCAAGAACAGAATAACATGGAAAAGGAAGATATACAGTTGCCGTTATCAGAACGGTATAAACACATGGCAACTCTTCTTGCAGGGTTGAGAAAACATATTAAAAACTTAAACAAGGAATTTGTTCAGACTTATCCAGAAGCAGCTAAGTTTTGTGTAATCAGTGAAGCGGAAGGAGATTTGAATGATACTATAAACAGTATATGTGAGATTGTTGGGCTTGCTTTACGGCATGAGTTTGAAAAAGAATTATAAATCAACAGAAGCAGGCATGCCGTGAAAGTTTTGCAAGCCATTCCGGCGCGCCAGCTTCTATTTTTTTAAGAGAAAACAAAGATATGGAAAAAGAGACAAAGTACAAAGAAAATAATATGCTTAAAACACCTTTAAGTCCGGACGGGCTTAGAGGAATACACTCAATATTGATTGATGGAGTAGTAGATTTTATTGAAAACGATATTCCCCACGTTCTTTTTGCAATGTTAAGGCATTATATCGATGATCCGAAAGTAGAATCGAAAGACAAATGGTTTGCTTTTCAGGATGTAGAAAACATAATTGCACTTCATACTGAACTGCGGATTGTTGATAAATCGGAAAATTTTAGATTATGGGAAGAATTACCAAATGGAGAATTTAAAGCCCCTATATATGAGTGAAATTAAACATATAAGTGAAATTCCTCACGGAATAACATGTCTACCCGGAAGCTTTTCTAATAAATCGCCGACGGAACTTTCTACGGATGAATTAAAAATACGTGTTTTCCGGACAAAGAATACATCTTTTCGTGAAAGCACAAGTAAAATAGAGATGTCAGAAGAGGCATATAGGGAAGCATATCAAAGTTATGTAAGTGAGTTAAAGAGACGAGGAGAGTTGAATAAGTTTATGTACGAGGCGAACGATTGATTAAGTGTTGAGATATGAATTACGTTGAACTAATAAACCGGTTTTGGGTTGCGCATGAAGCGAATTGTTTCACAACTTGTGAGATTGCACTTTATTTTTATCTGTTGAAAGTAAACAATGCTAGCAATTGGAGACAATTTTTCAAGCGCAACAATGCTAAAATCATGGCCGATTTGGGCGTTAAAGACCGCAGGACATTAGAATGCGCAAGGAATAGACTTAAGCAAGCAGGATTGATAGATTACCAGAAAAAATCTACCAACCCTAATGTCACTTATTCATTCACTTCGGCATTTAATGCACAAGTTGATGCACAAGCAAGTGTACAAGTTGATGTACAAGTTGATGCTCAAGATATGTACAAGCAAGTGCTCACTAAAGATAAACATAAATATAAACAAAAAGAAATACCCCCTCTATCCCCCAAAATGGGGGATGAAAGTGCATCTCATGCAAAAGAATTGGATACCGGCCCTATTGATGAGCTTTGTTTTGAAAATGTATGGAACCTCTACGATAAAAAGCAGGATAAAAAGAAAGCGGAAGCCAAATGGAATAAGCTTTCTATAGAAAACAAACGCAAAGCGTTAGCCCACATTCCAAAGTACGTCCAAACAACACCGGATAAGCAATTTCGAAAAAATCTCACTACTTACCTTAACGGTGAATGCTGGGATAATGAATTAACTTTTAAAACAAGCGAAGATGAAACGACAGGAACGCACTACAGGGAATTTGATTAACCTGCCATTGCCCCACAGCATAGAGGCTGAAAAGGCTGTCATAGGAACTTTGCTTCTTGAAAGCACTGCTATCCATGAAGTTGCCACTATCTTAACTCCAGACTGTTTTTATGATCCAAAGCTAGGGATCATCTATGGAGCCATCACGGCAGTAAGCGAAAAAGGCGTGGCGGTGGAGATGATAAGCGTAACAAAAGAGCTTATCCGCAGTGGAAGCCTCGAAGATGTAGGCGGAGCTTACGCCATAAGCCAGCTAACGAGCCGGATAGCCTCTTCGGTGAACATAACCGAACATGCCAGGTATATCCATCAACTTTATTTGGCCCGTAAGCTTGCTTTGGTAGGGCAAATGATAACCGGAGAGGCGTTGAATCCTTCAAATGATATTGAGGATGTTATAACCGATTCGATAAAACAAGTAGAAACGATTGCGGAAGCAACCTGCTATAACGCACTAAGCACGGATATAGGACAGGCTGCCCGGAAAGCAATAACCTTGTACTCGGAACGGGAGAAATTGGCGCGTATGGGCGGAAAAGTTGGTATTCCGACAGGTTTAAGCAAGTTAGATAGGATTTTAGGCGGATGGCATAACGGACAGTTGATTATCGATGCAGCCCGTCCTGCTATGGGAAAAACAGCGTTTATGTTGATGTTTGCCCGTGCAGCTGCCTTGGCTGATATCCCGGTGCTTATATTCAGTTTAGAAATGAGCGCAGAGGATTTGACCGACAGGTTGATGTTATCGGAAAGCGGATTAGATCCGGAGCGGTATAAAAACGGCTTTCTTTCTAATGATGAAAAGCCTGCATTGTGCTCTGCTGCCGATAATTTATCCGTTTTGCCTATAACGATTGACGACACGGCAAATCTTTCCATCCAGCAGATTAAAGCAAGAGCTAAGAACTTACAGCGAAAAGGCAAGTGTGGGCTTATCCTGATTGACTATCTGCAATTGATAGACATGCAAAACCATAACAAAAACTATGGTCGGGAACAGGAAGTAAGCCAATGCAGCCGGGCTGCCAAATTGATGGCCAAGGAATTAAAAGTCCCCGTTGTACTTCTTAGTCAGCTTTCCCGGAAGAACGAAGAACGAGCAGACAAAACACCAATTCTTTCCGATCTTCGAGAATCGGGAGCTATCGAGCAGGATGCCGATGTTGTCCTTTTCCTTCACCGTCCGGAGTATTACAATGAAAAAAATGCCGAAAGCGGAGTAGGAAAACTAATTGTAGCCAAACACCGAAACGGAGCGACAGGCGTAATGAGATTCAGGTATAATGAAAGCCTGACAAGGATTTATGATTATGATACATCAACCGAACAGCAAACACCTTTTTAAAATATAGGCAATGAAAGGAAGGAAATTATCAAAAGTAGAGTACATTAAAATCTTTTCCCGTGTTTCCCATGCGGATTATACCCGGTTAGAGAATATCCGGAAAAAATACGGATTTAAAAGTAACTATCAAATCATGCAATATATCTTACATTGCTTTCTTCGTGTGGCCGACCCGGAGAATGACCAACAGATAGAACCGGTTCCGGAAGAAATTAAAGAAATGTTTGGTGACTTTTCACAAATGGAAAAACATTTTGAATATAAGAAACCAAAACGTAGATGTTCACGTAAAACACCTGATAAACCATGAGTAGAAACCCGGTATACATCAAGCTAATTAACTCAAAGAAATGGAAAGAACTTCGTAGAAAGAAGCTTCTTAATTCTCCTCTTTGTGAAACCTGTCAATTGGAAGGTAAAAGTACTTTAGCTACGGAAGTACATCACATCACCCCTGTAGAATCCGTACCTACAGCAGAGGCAATGGAACGTTTGATGTTTAATTACAATAATCTGCAAAGCCTATGTCATCCTTGCCACGCGAACATACATCAACAGATGTTTAGCCATAGCAAGGAAGCGGTTAAAACCAACAACCGAAGGGCAACAGAACGTTTTATTGATAAATTCCTGAAATAAATATCTTACAAGTTTGCATAATTACAAAATTGTTATTATCTTTGTAATGTCAAAAAGCAAAAGCGAATATGAAAGAAAAGCCAGTTAGTAAAGAAAGGAAAAAGTTAGAGAAGGAGTTACTATTCTACCTTCGCTATTATAAAGAACTTAAAAATAGAGGACGGTATGAAGCCGAGTTAGATTATCAGATAGAGAATTTAACGCAGAAGTTAAAAGAGATTGATTAATTACTATCCTTCTCCCTTCTAAGGGGGGAGAAGGAATAAAACTGATAAGATATGAAAACAGATATTGAAAGATTAAAAGAACGTTTCATAAATGCAGAAACTGAAGAAGAGATTACTGCTATTGATAAGGAAATGAAGGCTCTTGCCGATAAAGATATAAATGCTTTTTCTACAGGCTTAATAGATTGCGCTAAGGATACCAATAAAGAAGCTGCGGAAGTCCTGATAAGGGAAAGACTTAAATCAATCTTACCTTTCATTTCAGTATCCGCTTTGTCAAGGACTTATTTTAAAAAGTCACCACAGTGGTTTTATCAGCGACTTAATGGAGGAATAGTAAACGGGAAGCCTGCAAGATTTAACCATAACGAGTTAAAAATGTTATCTGACGCATTGGCAGATATAGGTAAAAAAATTAATCAAGCTGCTGCTTTTGTTTTTTGACGATTACTAAGTATAAGCTTGTAGCCCTGCCTGTCAAGGTGGGGCTTTTTATTGTGTCTTTATCAGAGTAAACTTACTTAGTGAGGCAAATATTAATGAGCTTATACAACTAAATAAAGTTAAAACGATAGCAATTTTACTACTAATATATTGCTATTAATAGTAAAACTACTATCTTTGTAATGTCAAACAAAAGTTATTTGAAACAATGAAACGATTAAAGGTTTTTGAAGTAATCAAGATGCTTGAAGCCGACGGTTGGTATTTACATACCACAAAAGGTAGTCACAGACAATTTAAGCATCCAACGAAAAAAGGTCGGGTAACGGTAAACGGGAAACCAAGTGAAACCTTAGACCAGTCTTTATTAAACAGTATTTACAAACAAGCCGGCTGGAAATAAAGCCAGCCGGCTTTAAAAACTAAAAGTTACATGGAAAAGATTATAGTGCATATTACTTGGCTTGATAACTACGGTGCTTATAGTGATGTCGTAGACGGTTGTGTAGCTACTAACGACACATTGGAAGGTGTTAAGCAGGCCTATAGAGAAGCGCTGGAGCTGCATTTACAGGGAATGCGCGAGGATGGAGACGATATTCCATCGGAATTGCAAGGGCCCTATGAACTAATCTTCGTCCTTAATACACAAGCCCTATTAAAGCATTATGACGGTATATTAACACGTGCCGCCATCAGTCGTCTTACCGGCATTAACGAAAAGCAGTTAGGACATTATATACAAGGCATAAGAACTCCGCGTAAAGAGCAGAGAACAAAGATAATCAACGGCCTACATAGCTTGGCCAGAGAATTGGAATCAGTAGAATGACTTTTGTTTGACAGCTAATTTATTCTACTTAAGGCCTCGGGTGTTCGCATCCGGGGCCTCATTTTTTTCAATACCCCCACATCCTTCCGAAACCCACACCTGCCCTTCGCTCCATACGCGAGGTAAATTTTACCCCCTGGGGTAATTTTTATTTTTCATTCTTTACCACCAAAATACCGCAAAATCCGGTATGTATAAAAACTGGATTTATGGATTCACTTAAAACCGTAAAAAATAGAATACGCTCGGCCCTGAAAAAACAGGGGAATTATTCTAAGAATATGGAAACGGCCATCTCTTTGGCTGCCGGATCGTATATGGCTTTCCAAATCGCGCTTAACGATCTGGAGAGTTTAGAGTGCTCGTATGTAGAGGAGTTGACAAGGGAAGGGAATGTGAAGCTGGTTCCGCATCCTGCTTTCAAAACGTTGGCGACGGCTTCGGAGGCAGTGAGGAAGGCGTTAAGGGAATTGAGGCTTACATTGACATCTCTGGATGGATCGACGGATGATGATGAGGTAGATGATTTGGTAAAAAAGGTAGGCGGGATCAATGAAGAAGAGTAAGGAAGAATTAAGGGAGTTGAAGAGGCAAACGGCGGAAAAATTACGTGGCGTTGATGTTGCCGGGTATAGGCTTGACAGGGTGGATAGCCGGTTGACGTTTTATGTACAGTCGGTAATCAATCATCCGGATGATCATAACCTTTATGAGCTTCTTTCACTTCTCCGGTTCTTTCGCTTGCTGGATGTGTATTTGTTTAAGCCCGGTGCGGTTAAAAAATTTATTCTCTTTTATGAATCTCTTAAATTTTCAGGGTTAAAGGGGCGGACGCGGTATAAACTTACTCCTATTCAGGTTTTTCAGTTTGCTAATATTTTAGGGTTTTATAGGACAAAAGAAAAACGGCTTTGCCGGGATGCGTTGCTGTTTGTGCCGCGTAAGTATTCGAAAACTACTAGCGTGGCGAGTTTGGCGATTTATGATTTGTTGTTCGGGGATGCGAATGCGCAGGCGTATGTTGCGGCTAATAGTTATGATCAGGCGAAGATTTGTTTTGATGAGATCCGGAATATTTTAAAGGCTCTGGATCCGAAGTTCAGGCATTTTAAAATTAATCGGGAGATTATTTATAATAAGCGGAAGGGACGGACTTCGTTTGCGCGGTGTTTAGCTTCTAATCCGGATAAGCTTGACGGGCTGAATGCGAGTATGGTGATTGTGGATGAGTATTCGCAGGCAGATAGTGCGGAGTTGAAGAATGTGTTGACGTCATCGATGGGTGCGCGGGTAAATCCGTTAACAGTGGTGATTACTACTGCCTCTGATAAGTTGGAGTGTCCTTTCCGGGATATGTTGGAATCGTATAAGGCGGTTTTGAGGGGGGAGCAGGAGAATGATTCGATTTTCGCGCATGTTTTTGAGCCGGATGTGGACGACGAGGAGGATGATCCGCACACGTGGGCTAAGGTGCAGCCGCATTTGGGGATAACGGTGCAGGGGGATTATTATGAAAATGAGTATAGGAAAGCGTCGATGACTGCGGCGGATATGTTGACGTTCAGGACGAAGCTGCTTAATCTTTTTGTACAGAACACTGATGATATTTGGATGAAGGCTGAATTTATTGAATCGTTGGCGCGGGATATCGATCTTACTAAAATACCAAACCGGCCTCCTACTATGTGTGCTGTAGATTTATCGGTTTGTGATGATTTTAGCGCAGCTTCTTATACGGTTTACAGTGAGGTGTTGAGAGCTTTTCATGTTCATACGGATTATTATTTTCCGTTGGGTGCTTTAAAGGATCATCCGAACCGGGAGCTTTATGAGAAGTGGCATGAGGCGGGGTATCTCATTTTTTGTCCCGGGGAGGTGATTGATTATAAGATGATAGTGGGAGATATTCTGGCGAGGAATAAGTATCTGGGTATTATGGGGATTGGATATGATCCGTACCGGTCGATGGAATTTATAAATATGCTTTCTGCGGCGGGGGCTAAGAATGTATTACAACCGGTTAAGCAGACTTACGGTACGTTTACTTCTCCGATAGAAACGTTTGAATTGGCTACTAAAACGGGAAAGGTGACTTTTTCTAATAATCCTATTAACTGGTATTGCTTTGGTAATGCGGTGTTGGACGAGGATAAGAATGAGAATAAGAAGCCTATTAAACGTAGCCAGTATGAAAAGATTGACGGAGTGATTACTACGTTAATGACATTTTATTTATTCAACAATATAGAGAGATGAATTTAAGTTTTTGGAAGAGAAAGGATGTACCGGTTCCAGAGGAGAAGCCGAGGGAAAGGGGGTACTTTGAAACGGTTGTTTCGCCAGATGTTACGATTGGGCGGGTAGGCGAGCCGGTTCCTAAGGTTGAAGGGCCGGAGCAGGCGATGCGGTTAGCTACCGTGTATCGTTGTACTTCTATTTTAAGCGGGAGTATTGCGGCTCTTCCGTTACAGTTGAAGAGGAAAAGGAACGGTTATTTTTTAGTTGATGAGGACAGTGGGTTAAATTATTTATTGACCCGTTGCCCTAATAACCGGCAAACGGCTTTTGAACTAATGCGAAACGCTGTTATTCAAATGGTTAATATGGGAAACGCTTACATCTATCCTAAGTGGTGGGATGGTGAGTTAGACAGCCTTGTTCTTCTTAGTCCCGGAAGTGTAAGTTATGACAAGTTGCTGAATATTTATTTGGTGAATGATCCGGTAAATAATATTTATGAAACGCTGGAGTGTGAGGATATTATCCATTTGCGGAATATGAGTTTGGATGGCGGGTATACGGGAGTAAGTACGATCCGGTATGCGGGAAGGGTGATGAGTGTAAGTGCCAGTGCGGATAGTCAAAGTTTAGATTCTTTTCAGCCGGGTAGCAGTTATTCGGGGTTTGTCAGCGGGGAGAACGTCTCCGGGGTAAAGGGGTTTGGTGAATTTCAGGATGACCAGTTAAAGACTGTTGGTGAACGGGTGGAGAGGGAGCTAAGATCGGGTAAGAAAATATTTTGGTTGCCGGATAATATGAAATTTAGTGCTCTTTCCATGTCTCCGGCCGATATTCAGCTTTTGGAAACAAAAAAGTTTAGTGTATTGGATATTTGCCGGTTTTACGGGGTGCATCCGGATAAGGCTTTTGCTGGGCAGAGCCAAAATTATAAGGCTAGCGAGATGAGCCAGGTACAGTTTATGACGGATACGTTGCAGCCTATTTTACGACAGATAGAGGGTGAATTTTATGCAAAGCTTATTCCGCGGAGTGTAGCTGACAAATATCGTATTGAGTTTGATTTGGAGGCTTTTTATCAAACGGATTTGCAGACAATGGCGGGTTATATGGAAAAGAGCATCCAGTATGGGGTAAATACGGTGAACGAGTGGAGGAAGAAGCGGGGGAATGTTCCGGTGGAAGGTGGAGACAAGGCTTTTATATCTTGTAATGTGGCTCCGATTGACAGTGCAAAAATCCGTGGTGAAAATATTTTAGAAAATTCTTCACAAAATGCTCAAAATTTACCACCAAAAACACATGAAAATAAGGAAGGGTAAAAGGGTTGATTATGGAAATACGGAGTTTTGGTGAAAATGCGGCTCCTAAGCTGGTGGAAGAAAGGACAATCGAGGGTTATGCGGTTGTTTTCGGGCAGGAGAGCCGCGTTTTGTATGATAAGGTGAAGAAAAGGTTTTTTGTTGAGATCATTGAACCAGGGGCCATTACGGATGAGATGTTTCGGGAGTGGGATGTGAAGGCTTTATGTGAGCATAATAAGGAACGAATGTTGGCTAGGAGCTTTAAAGGTGCGGGTTCTCTGGCTTTAACGGTGGATCCTTATGGGGTGAATTATCGGTTTTTGGCTCCTAACACACCTGACGGGGATTATGTAGTGGAGTTGACAAAAAGGGGGGATTTGTTTGGTTCGTCATTCGCGTATGTCACCAGTGAAGAAAATGTACGGTATGAATTACGTAAGGATGGCGTATTGCTTAGGCGGGTTTATAAGATTGATCGGATGTTTGATATTTCTCCGGTATCTGATCCGGCCTACATGGGAACGGAGGTCTCGGTGCGTAGTTTGGATGAGTATTTAACTGTTCCTTCGGACGAAAATTATAAGGCCCAAATTGACGAGCTTAGAAATATGGCTTTCAAGTATTAATTTTTAATTCATTATAAGATGAACAAGCAAAAAAGAAAGATGATTGCGCGTATTATGGAAATTAATACCCGCTTTAAGGAAATTGCGGATGCGTTGGAAACGGAAAAACGCTCTATGTCTCCGCAGGAAACGGAAGAACGAAACGCATTGCAGCAGGAAAAGGAGATTTTGCAGCTTCGTTTAGACCGGATCGATAACGGTTGGTCGCAGAATGAGCGTGAAAGCAATGAGGAGCGTGCTTTTGCAGAGGCTGTTACGGCTATTTACCGAGGGGTTACTACTCCGGAAGAGTGTGAGGCGTTTGTAAGGGATCGGGTTATTGATGTGCCGGTAACGCGTGCTGCGGCTATTCAGGATACTTCTACGGTTACTCCATTGATTCCGATGACTATCGGGGAAATTATTGAGCCGTTGGAAAAAGGGTTGATTTTGTCGAAGGTAGGATGTAAAATGCAGTATGGCTTGGTTGGCGAATGGGTGTTGCCGGTTGTGGCGGGGATTGAGGCGACTATCGAGGAAGAGAATGCGGAAGTGGCTGATACTACGATTGATATTAGCCAGTTAAAGCCTTCTCCTAAGCGTTGTGCGTTGGCTATTCCTGTATCTAACAGGGCTATCGACCAGAGTAATACGGCTTTATTGGAGATTGTTCGTAAGCAACTTACAATGGGTTTAACGCGGCTTTTGAACAAGTGGATGTTTACTCCGGAAAAGATTACCAGCAAAGCCAGTGAGGGTTGTTTTGTGGCTGCTACCTCTGTGCCGGCTATTGAGTATGATCCGGCAGGTATTACTTGGAAGGATGTTATCAAGCTCAAAGGCAAGGTAATGAAAACAGGGGTCGTTTTTGACAGTACGGCAGCTTATGTATGTAGTGCGACTACGTATGCCGAGTTAGAGGCAACTCCGCGTGATGCCGGCTCCGGTCGGATGATCTTGGAGAACGGGCAGATTAACGGGTTTCCTGTTTTCATGACTGAATTTATCGGGGATAATATTTTAGGCTTCGGTATTTTTAATTATGAATTAGTGGGCCAATTTGGAAAAATGCGTATTACGGTTGATCCTTATACGGGGGCCAAAAAGAATCTGGTTTATTTCGTTTTGAATACTGATTTCGATATGTTAACGGTACGTCCCGAAGCTTTTGGGGTTGCTAAACCTGCTACGCAGGCAGGCAACTAATTTTTTTAGGTTATAGTTGAAGAAAGAGAAATGCAGGGAGCCGGGGTAATTCCTCGGCTTCTTAAAAAGTGAGAAGAGAATGGGCTTGTATGTTACAGTTGAGGATTTGAAGCAGCATCTTAATATCGATTACGAGGGAGAAGAGGGATATCTTGTTTCTTTGATCGAGACAGCCGAGGTGAGTGTGGAAACGTATATCCGGTCGCCTTTGACGGAATACGAGAAAGATGGGAAACTAAACCCGATGCTTGTACATGCTATTAAGATTTTTGCGGGTAACCTGTATGCGAACCGTGAGGCGGTTGCTTTTGTGGAACCGAGGGCTATTCCTTATACGTTGGATTATCTTTTGCAACCTTTTAAAAAATATTCGTGATGCGTGCAGGGTTGTTGAGGGAAGCGGTAGTGTTTGAAGAGTTTCGAGAGGTGAAGACGACTTCGGGATTTGTGAAAAAAGAGTATGTTCCTGTATTAAGGACAAAGGCTTATCGGAAGAAGTTAACTTATTACAGAAATGAAGGGGTGAATGCTTTTGAGGAGTTTACGGACGATACCGTTATTCTTCAGGTGCGTAGGAATCTGCTAATCAACGAGAATCTGCGTGTGCGGTATAACGATAAATACTATAAAATAAGGTTGCTTGACTTGCAGATTACGGATAACACTTATTTAATCACTTGCTCAAAGATTAATGACTGATGGAAGGGATTCAGATAAAAATGATTGACCGGGAGGCGGTTCTGTATTTGGTACAGGAATTAGAAGATTTTGAAAAGGATAAGGCTTTGCGGTCGGGGTTATCTGCTGCGGCTAATGTGTTTAAAGTCGGCGGGCGGAGAAGGTTAAGGGCACGGATGAAGAACCCGGCGGGGGTAAAAGGAAATTTGTTGAGGTCTTTTACCATCAGGGTTAAGCGTTCAAAACCGGGAGCATTATCAGGTTTTAAAGTTGATGAAGGGGCCGACGGAAGCCACGCATGGTTGATTGACCAAGGAACTAAAGAGCGTTATCATAAGAAATCCGGCAAGTCTGTAGGACGAATACCCGGTAAGAACAGCGGTTTTCAATTACATTTCTGGGAAGATACTCGTAATCAAGATTATCCTAAGGCTATGGATAAGTTATATCAAGGCGTAGAACGGGCCGTACAACGGATTAATGATAGGAGGAAATAAAAATGCGGGGAGAGAGTAAGTTTAAAATAACTAATGTCGTTAGGGAGATTCTTTTAGATACTCCTGAAATCGTGGCTTTGGTTGAAGATAAGGTTTTTCCGCTGATTGCTTCTAAGAATACGAAGGGTGATTTTATCATTTATCAGCGCGATGAGTATTCGGTGGATCGTACTAAGATGGGGGTAACTTCTCAAAAGTGCCGGGTATATGTTAATGCTGTGAGTGAGGATTACGATAGAGGGCAAAACCTTGCGGGGCTTATTTACGAAGCTTTGGAGGGTGATTTTTTAGAACCGGACATGCGGATACGTTTGGAGGATTCGACGGAGGATTACGAGGACGGAAAGTATATTCAGGTTCTTCTTTTTTCAATTGAGTAATAAACATTTTAAATTTTATAGTTATGGCAGTTGAACATGATGCAAATAAGGATATCGTAAGGGGGCAGTTGTTTCTTTTTATCGGTGAATTGCCGATTGCTTTTGCTTCGTCTGCGGCTCTGGAGATTACAACAGAGGAGATAGATGTGTCTAACAAAATGATGGGGGATTGGTCGGCCTCTCTTCCGGGTAAAAAATCTTTTACTCTTTCTTCTGAATCGTTATTGACAAGGAAAGAAGGGCAGATGAGCTTTGATACGTTACTGGATAAGCAAATTGCAGGAGATACGTTAGATTTTGTCTTTGGCGAGGCTACCGTGGCAAATAAGTCAAATACGGGTGGTGAGTTTACGTTGGATGCAACGAAAAAGAATTACAAGGGTACGGTAATGATTACTTCGTTGTCGCTTAAAAGTGATAATGGGGCTATTGCTTCTTGTAGCGTGTCTTTTAAAGGTGTTGGGGCCTTAACTCCGGTTGCGGGTTCTGGCGGTGGTGATGATATATTGTAATTGAAATGAATGTCTAACCAGGAAAGGCGGTCAATTGGATGGCCGTCTTTTTTTAATTCTTGGAATATGAAAATGAGGCTTACGATAAAAGCTATTATTCGATGGGAGCAACTTACGGGGAGGCCGTTTTCTTCGTTGGATTATTCGGATAGCCGGGACGTGGAGATGTTGTTCTATACGGTCATGTTGTGTAGTGGTGAGAAGGTTTGTACGTTGGAGGCTTTTCGGACAGTGATTAAGAATGAGAAGCTGTTTAAAGGATTTGTGCGGGATTTGGAAAAGGATGGCCGGGTTGTGGCTCAATTTCAGCGGAAATGCCAAGAATCTGATTCTACGGATGATGGGAAACCGGGGTTTGTCAAGGACGTCGTTCATACGTTGATATTGGAAGGGGTTAATCCTGATTATGTATTAAATGATATGTGGATTTGCGATTTACCGGAATTGATTATGGCGTATGAGCGGAAGAAGAAAGAACAGATGGAGGCTTCCCGGCTTTGGACTTTCTTTTCCATCCTTCCGCATGTGGATGGCAGTAAGGTGAAGGTTCCTTCCGATATGTATCCTTTTCCTTGGGAAATGGAGGAGGAGATACAAAAGGCGGAAAAGTCGATTGAGGAAGATCAAAACATTTTTGAGTCGTTTATGAAAGAAGGTAAGAACTTATTTAATTAAAATATTATGGCTGGCAAGTTATCATTTTCAATAGCAATAAATCTTTTAACGGAGAATTTTAAAAGGGGTTCCAATTATGTAAGGAGTGCTTTCCGATCGATGCAAATGCAGTTTTTGACGTTTGCGGCTGCTTTAGGGGCCGGAGGGTTAGGACTAAGTAATTTTGTTTCCCGGTTGATCGATGTTAGTAGGGAGACAAACCGGGTTACTACAGCTTTAAAGAATGTTTCCGGATCCACGGCCCAATATGCCGGTAACCAGCGTTTTTTGCTGGATATGGCAAAGAAGTATGGGCTGGAGATCAATGCGCTTACGGGGGCATACGCGCAGTTTACGGCTGCGGCTAATGTGTCGGGCATGAGTATAATGGATCAGCGGAAAATCTTTGAATCCGTATCGCGGGCTACGGTAGCTTTCGGTATGAGTGCGGAGGATAGCAAAGGGGTATTTTTAGCTCTTTCGCAGATGATGAGTAAGGGGAAGATTAGTTCGGAGGAGTTACGGCTCCAGATGGGTGAACGGCTTCCGATTGCTTTGCAGGCAATGGCTAAGGCTGCGGGGGTATCTGTTTCGGAGCTTGACAAGTTGTTGAAACAGGGGAAGTTGATGAGTGCTGATGTATTGCCGAGGTTCGCGGATGCGCTTAACGAGATGATTCCGAATGTTAGTACGGATAATTTAGAGACGTCTATTAACCGGCTCAAGAATGCGTTTACGGAGTTTACAAAGAATACAGGGGTCGGAGATTTTTATAAAAAGCTGATTGATAATACGACAAAATTTGTTGAATATGCTTCCGGTAAAATCGCGTTTCTTGTGAACTTTATTATAGGGATAATCTCTGGAAAACTGCTTATGTCTATTATAGACTACTTCAAGCAGTATTGGGTACTGATCGATAATACGGTAGATAATGCGAGGATTGCAGAGGAAAGAAAGATACAAGCTTCAAAACTACGGGCCGAGGCCGAGATAGCATACATGAAGACTGTAAACAATTACCAAAAGGTCTCGGATGGTAAAAGGCTTGCGAGCATGGCAGATTTGAGAAAGGCGGAAAAAGTCCTTAATGCAGCAAGCGCGGCGGAACAGAAAGCGATTAGCGACGCGAAAATTGCTTCTGATAAAGCTGCTGCTGTGGCAACAACAAATGCTTTCGGGAAATCAGCCAAAGCGGTAAAGCTTGCTTGGGTGAGTGTGGCCACGACATTAAAGGGTGTTTGGGCTGCTGTTTGGCCGATGGCCCTTATCAGTGGAATATCTTTAGCTATCTCGAAGATGGTAGAGATGTATAAGGAGGCGAAGCGGATTCGTAGTATATTTTCCGATTACAAAAAAGATGCAGCCGGGCTAGTGGCCGATAATACGGAGATGGTTCAATTGCAAGCCCTTAAAAAGATTGCCGAAGATACTAACAGGACTATAGAGCAAAGAAAAAATGCTTGGGCGGAGCTGGCGCGGAGAATGGATATTACCCGCAATAAAAACGAATCCGATCTTAATTATCAGAAGCGTATTAATGAAGCTATAGCCGAGCGAATAAAATTGATCGAGGAGACTGCAAAAGCAGATTTTTATACACGCAGGAAAGTGGAGGCTGAAGATAAATTCAAAAGCCTTCAAAGGGAATTACATTTACAGGATGCTAATTCGTCAGGTATAGATTATATGATGGAGATGTTCTCGAAGTATAATGATACTAGGTCGGGTAAAGCTTTGCAGGCAGGAGTTGACCGGTATGCTTCTTTTGTGCGTGAGTTGGGTGTGGGGTTTGTTGATGATTATCAGGATAAGCTACAAGAGATGTCGGGGTATTGGCGGATTATGGCAGATTCAACCAAGGAATTGACAAATGCTGTGGCTAATACGATTCCAACAAATAATCCTACACCTCCTTCATCTGATCCCACTCCTGTTTCTAAGGGAAAAAACGCAATCCAGAAAGAAGAGGAAAGTTATGCTGTAGAGCTAGATAGGCTGACTAAACAACGTGCAAACGGGGCGTTATCCGAAGAGGAGTATAATAAAGCTTTGGATGCTCTTAATAAGGCTACTTATTTGAAATTGGCGGGTATGCTAAGCCCGGAGGAAGCGGGGAAAAATGAAGTCTTTGTAAAATCCATGTTGGGTACGTTTAATCCTAAATATCATGAGCCGGCAACACCCCAGGAATCGACAAAAGAAATTATTCCGCCTAAATTTAAAAGTCGGGATGCTACGTTTGATTATAAGAAAAGTGGGCTAGATATAGCTAAGGAGAATCTTTCTCTAGCTAAAGAAAATGCGGAGGAAATAAGGCGTGCTTATAGTGAAGGAGCCAAGGAGTTGGAAGAAGAACTTAATAAAGCTTTGATGGATGTTGACAGTCTGGATGAGGCTTTAAAAATTGCGGAGGTTCAGGAAGATATTAAAAGTCTTTCCAAAGAGATTAACAGTGAGCTTTATTCAGGAATAAAGGATATTGCCGGAAGTTCAGATCGAGTTGTAAATGCTTTTAGTAATCTTCGCGATGTGTTTAATGACATGGATTCATCTGGATGGGAACGGATCATGGCTGTGTGGAATGCCCTGACGCAAACGGTTGATTCTTTTCTTTCTGTTTTGGAGATGATTCGGAATTTAACGGAGCTTACCAATCAGCTTGCGAAAGCGAAGGAAGTGGAGGCTGCAATTGATAAAAAAGTTACTAGCGAAAAAGTTAGTAATACGGCTATTAAGATGGGGGCAGACTTAGCGGCAGCACAAGTGAAAAAATCAACGGCACAGCAGGAAATTGCGGCAAATACGGGACAGGCTGCTAGTGAGGCAGGAAAAAGTGCGGCAAAATTACCTTTTCCCGCGAATATCATTGCCATCGGTGGGGCAATTGCTGCTGTGTTGGCCATATTTTCTTCGATACCTAAATTTGCAAAGGGTGGTATAGTTGGGGGTGTTTCGGCCACGGGCGACAGGCTGCTAGCTCGTGTAAATAGCGGGGAAATGATACTTAATAAAGGTCAACAATCTACTCTTTATCAGCTTGCGAACGGGAAGGGTATAAAAACGAATACAGGAGGAGGAGAGGTTATTTTTCGTATTGAGGGAGACACGCTAGTAGGTGTGCTTAATAATCACAATCGTAGACAAAGGAGGATAAAATAATGGCAGGTTGGTATTTAAAATATTATCATGAATTTGAGGGTTTGGATAAGGTTTTAAACAAGTTTGAAATCTATAGTAAAGAACCAGTTAATCAAACAGAGATAAAAGCGGCTGATTCTCCTTTTATTTTAGAATATCCGGAAGTAAAAAAACTAGAGGCGGTACAATCTTCCGGAGCCAAACTAAAACTTATCAGTGAACAGGTATTTCAATTTTTGTCCCTACATACCGACGACATGCAGGGGTATATGATAAAGTTTTACAGGGATAAGGTATTATACTGGCTAGGTTATTTGGATAGTGAATTATACGAAGAGGAATTGTCTAATTTTCCTCCTTATCCTGTTTCTTTTTCCGGTTCTGACTTTAATATCTTGGAACGTCTTAAGTTCTTAGATGATTCGGATAATAAGTTTACGGATATTAATACGTTACTAACCCAATTAAAAAGGTGTTTTAACAAGCTTGAATTGCCGTTCCAAAAGCTTTATATCGGTTGTTCCACTGTGGCGGAAGGTGTAACCCTTTCCGTATCGGAAACGGTATTACACAAGCTTTATATCCAATCATCTAACTTTTATGATGAGGACGGAGAGCCCATGTCATGCCGGGAAGTGATAGAAAGTATTTTAGAACCGTTCGGGCTGATGATGATCCAGCGGGAGGCCAATGTATATATTTATGATTATAATACTATCAAAGCCGGCGGTGTAATGAAGTGTTATAATTTCAATACGCTTTCTTATATAGGAGATACGGCGGTAAATACTATCTTGGGAAATCTGCATTTAATCGGGTTTGCTTCTTCGGATTCTACGCTGGGTTTTGAGGAGATGATTAATAATGTGAAGATAACAAGCAGTCCGTATATAGAGGCTTCACTTTATGAAAATTCGATCAAGGAAGATACTTTGTTAGGTGATCCTGTATCTAGTGAAGAAAAAGAATATAAAAAGGAAGTTTATACGCAGTGTAAGGATATAGAATGTTTAAACGGGGCTGACTTTATAAAATACATCAAAAATGATAGTGATGTAACCTTAATAGGGGGGAGATTAAGCTATAAGTACAATCCGGCACAGATAGTACCAAAATTCAGAATTAAAACAAAGGAGTATATTCTAGGAACGGATAAAGAATATTACCTCAATGTGAAAGCGCAGATACAGGTTCTTACTAAAACAAATCCATTCGACACGAGCGAAATTTCTAAAGTAGCGGATAGCAGTCGAGGAATAAGGTTATGTTGTAATTTGTATTTAACGGATATGATCGGAAAACCCATTCATTATTTTGACGGGCACGGTTTATGGAATCATTGTAATAAAGATGGCAGCTTTCCACAGGGCAAATTTAATTTGTTCTTTTGCTCCAATACATTAGATGAAACAAAATTAAGTCCGGATAATCAAACCTTAGATAGATGGCTTACTAATTCAGATCAAGTTATCACACTTTTTAATGATTATATGCCCTTAGTAGGGCATTTGGAAAAGAATTACGGCAAAGGGGTAAATTTAGATGTAAGGAGTAGCGGATGGCCTATTCTTATACCTGATTGGGGTGATTTTCCTTTATCTGATATTACTTCCTTAAATGGCATTCCGGTTCTTGAAATAACAAACAAATGTATGATAGACAATCCTATCCTAATACCTAACAGGGAACCCTATCCGGAAGGGAATGTAAAGGCTATTCTTATCAATGACTTTTCTCTTTCTATAATGGATAGTAATAAAGATAGAATTTCCTCGACTGACTGTGAATTTAAAAGTTACGTAAATAAAAAGGTTTCTACCGATTTCAAGGAAAAAGTTTTAAAGGTCGTTTCTTGCAATGAAGAAAAAGTACCGATAGGAAAAGGAAATATTTTATTTCTTCATGACGGACAATATAACGGCCAATTAAAATTTACCCGTGCCGGACAAACGGACATATTAGAACGGCTTTTAATGTGTACGATTCATTCTAATTATACCACCAAAAATAGAGTTATTTCAGTAGATATAAAGATGACTGAAAACCCGGCCATGCGGTATGTGACGTATGACGGTATTATCGATTCAGACGGGATGATAGTAAAGGGGTGTTCACTGGATTTTGACAGCGGGGTAACCCGGATTACTGCCGCGGATTTTTCAGCCGATACAGTAACGTTAAGTAATCTCCCTTATGACGAATAAAGTGTATTACATTTTTTAGGTTAGTAGTTATGAGCAGTACGGCAAAACATATAAGAATATCTAAAACGGCCCGTCCCCGGACGGGTAGAGAATTAGATGCTTTTACAAATAGCGGAAGTGCTTCTATTTCTTCTATAGAAGGTGGTTCTTCTTCCAGTGGAGGCGGTGTGACCAATCACGCGGATTTAAAAGGTATCGTATCCAGTTCGGAGAGTTATTTATCTACTGAAAAGGCCATTCATCTTACAGCCTCGATGATGGATGAAATTAAGGCTGATGTAGAGAAGGGTAAAAAGATTACTTACAAAGATGGCTACCTTTTATATAACAATGCCAAGATACGGGCCGGCTATGCCGATGAAGCCCGCGACTTGTCAACCGATAGCCCGGTTTATAATAGATTCCTTCGTAAAGATATTCCAGATACCGCTAAAGAGAAAATAACCTTTGAGAAGGGTATTCAGGTATCAGGTGGTGTACTCGCCGATGCTTTAGAGGTAAGAGGACTAGCCAAAGCCGTGAATCTGGAAGTGTCCGAGAGATCCAGAACACGCGATCTTGTAGTTACCCGGCTGGCCGAGATACTACAACTTAGTGTTACCGATGTGGCTACACTGGCTAAGGTCATTGTCAAAGAGTTTATCTCTTCCGAAAAGTTTATTCCCGGATTTGACGGGGAAGGGATGAAAATCTGGAAACTGGCCTCTGGGGACTGGGAAGGTGAAATAGATACCTTGACTATCCGGAAGTCGTTAAAGGCTTTCGAACTGATCATACAGAAGATCAGGGCTGTTAATGGTGGGCTTGTAATCAGTCAAGCCAACGGCAAAATAGCTGTGATTAAAGATTTAGGAGAAATATACCACATCGGGTTTGAGGATGATTTAATGTTCTATCCGGGTGACTTGATTCGCTGTCAAACATGGAAGAAAACGGGATCTAAATATTACTGGGTAACGGTTAACGGTTTTGATACGGTAAACGGGCTTATTAATGTTAGTAAGGCTGAATTTAACGGTGTTGTACCTGAAATCGGCGATGAAGTGGTACAGATGGGAAATGTAAATACGGTCTCCCGTCAGTCCTTGATCTATCTCTCGGCCGCCGAAGATGGACGTCCGGTTATTGATATTCTGTCTGGTGTTAACAGCAAATCGTTTACCGGTAAAATAAAAACTCGTTTAGGCTGTCTGGATGGTATAACAGATACGGACTTTCCTTCCGATATGCAGCCTTCCGGCTATGGGTTATATTGCGCTAACGGGTTCTTTAAGGGTTCTTTTATCCTACGATCCGGAAAGACATTAGAGAATTATACGGCTGAACAGATCAATAATATAAAGATCGGAGGTCGTAATTATTTGCTGGATTCGGCAAAAGAACGAACTTCACCGACAGAATATGTAAGCGTAGATATCACTAATATAGTAAAAGAAAATCTAGGTAAAACCTTTACTATATCGGCTGATGTAAAGCCGGCGATTTCTGGGGAAATATCTATGTATCATCTCGGAAATTACATTGTAGGATTTAGAAAAAGTTTTATCCTAGAAGCTAATAAATATACTCGAATTTCCGCTACCGGGACTTTTGAAAAAACAACAGGTTCGCCACAAGGTGACATTTGTAACTTATCTTTTTACGGTACTTACGGAACCGGAAGAATCTTAACGGTCAAGAATATAAAGATCGAGGAAGGGAACAAAGCCACAGATTGGACGCCAGCCCCCGAAGATTTAGAAGCGTTATCCAACCAAGCCAAAGCTGCGGCAGATACGGCTCAATCAACCGCTAACACCGCAAAAACAAACGCACAAACCGCAAACACCCTTTTAGCTGACATAGCGAATGATAATAAGTTAACTCCTTCCGAAAAACAGGACACAAAGAAGGAATGGGATATTATTATTTCTGAAAAACCGAAAAATGATACCGCAGCGGATAAATACGCTATTGCAAAAACTGCTTACGCAACGGCTTATAATAACCTGAACAGTTATATTACTCCGCTTCTGGCTTCATTAACTACTACAAGTAATATAACCGGCACAGACTTCCGCGCTAAGTTTAAGGCGTATTATGACGCGAGGACAGACCTTTTAAATGCCATCTCTGTGAAGGCTAAAACTCTGGCTGATACAGCCCAGACAGCTGCCAATAACGCGCAGACAGCTGCAAATCAGGCAAACCAAGCTATTACAACTATAAAAACCGAATTATCCGCTATTCCCGGAAAGATCACGGCCGCCGTAACGGAAACAAAGACTTACACAGATAGTCAAGTAAATGGTATTCAGGTAGGCGGAGACAACTTTGTCGTGAATGGCGATCTCCGTTATTACAGAACTCTAGATACTTTAGCCTGGGATAAAACTCTAAATGGTAATATTGTGTCGTTTCGCGGTTGGGGTTACGGTTACAATAACGGTGTGCCAGAACCCACAAAAGGTTTTCACGCTCACATGAACATCTCTAAGTTCGGTTATCCTGTTTTTGAACTTATTAATAGAAACAAACAGTTCGGATACGAAAAAAGATGGCTGGGAGTAGCTAATACTATTGATGAAAGTTTTAGAAAGATTATGGTTCCCGGCGAGCAATACACCATCGGTATGGATATTTATTCGGATACGCTCAACGGGGAAATACATGGAGGATTACATCATTATAAAGTTAATGATACTACACCCTCTTTTTATTCGGGTACATATGGTTTTTTAGCAAAAAAAACCAATAGCTGGGAACGTTTTGAATGGACTTTTACATTACGTGAAGATATAGACATAAGTAAACCTATTAGTCTTTACGTATATGGCTATAATGGGGTTGAATCCTCTAAATGGTTTAGAAACGTCTCCCTTCAAAAAGGAACAAAGGGAAGTTTTACCCGTTCATCCCTTGATCTAGCGTATGATACAGAGCTAGCCAAAACAGCCGCAGATACGGCTCAATCAACTGCCAACACGGCTAAAACAAATGCTCAAACGGCTCAATCAACCGCGGATGCGGCAAAGACGAGGGTAGAAGCAGTAAGAACTGAATTAGATTCCCGTATCACGGTCAACGCTAACTCTATAGCCCAAAAGGTAGCTAAAACAGACTTTGACGCACTGGGGAGACGTGTTTCAACAGCCGAAAGTAATATCACCACACATGCCGGGTTAATCGAACAACGGGTTACTAAGACGGAGTTTAACAACCTACAAGTAGGAACAAGGAACTATATTATATTATCAAAACTTACAAGCCATACACCTTATAATACTATTCCTACTGTATCAGGAACTACGATTACAACAAAACTGGTTAAAGCCAGTACAGATGTAAACTTCACTATAGCTGTATCTGGCTACGGCCCTACCGTGGGTGAAATATATACTATTTCCGGTATAATGAAAAAAAATGGCAATCCCGTTACAAACGTAATGTGGATACGCAAGGCTGCCACGACATACAACCAGCCCTCAATATTTAAAGTGGACGATAATACGGGACGTTTTGAAATTATAACAATGTATAACGTCTCCGGTGGTAACTGGCTTTTCCATACAACAATACAGGGGAATGTAAACGATATAATTACAATTGAAAAACTAAAATTTGAAAAGGGAAATAAGGCCACAGACTGGACGCCAGCCCCGGAGGATTTAGAGGCTAAAGTATCCACTCATGAAACGCGGATACAACAAACAGAAAATAGTATAACCTCTCACGCTTCAACCCTTAACAGCTTAGGAACCCGCCTAAGTAGCGCGGAACAGAAGATTACTCCGGACGCGATTAAAAGCACGGTACGCGGAGAGATCACGGCTGTTGATAATAAGGCTATAGCCGCACAAACGGCAGCTAATCAGGCTAAAACGGCAGCAGACGCAGCGCAGGCAACCGCTAATACGGCCCAAGCAAATCTCAATAAAGGTAAGCTGTATTTGAAAGGCACAGGGGCCAATAATCCTAGCTCGCGGCAGCTGATTTTAAACAATGACGGGGTTAACCTAGTAGCTAACAACCGAGGGTTATGCCTTGTGGTTATCCGTCGCTCCGATCTTGTGATAACTTCGCGAGCGTATTATGATACATATAATAGTGATAACAGTTGTGGCAGCTTAGCATCTACATTGAATAACCTGTCAAGTGCCTATATCGTTTGTTTAACCAGTTATGATGCGATCCGGATTAATCAAACTCTAGCTAACGCTATCGTCCGGTGTGGTGGTAGCGGGTTTACAACACCTGATGATCGTGTCCCGTATGCCTTTGTCGGTATTCCGGGTATTGGTAAAGGAAAGGGCTTGGAAGTTTATTCCGGAACAGCTTCTACCGACCAACCGGCCGAGATCACAACGAAGATCGACAACGGTATGTTTACGGGTAGTAACACAGCCATTCAATTCGCTGAATCACAGATCAAACAGACGAAAGAATCTATTCAGCTTTCTATTTCGTCTTTATCCTCCAAGATGTTGTATAAAGATCCGGATTTTCACTTTGGATTAAACGACATAAAGGTTTATAATAATTCTGGTGGTAGTACAGTAACAGTTACGCGGGTTGCCCGATCTGCCGACTGTCCTACTACAAGCGGATATATGTTACAAATTTCCAGAACAGGTACATCTACTCCGGGGCTAGGAGGCTTTGCCTTTGCAAATATGTCAAGGGCTAACGCCATCTTTGAAACGCGGATTAAAGCCAAAATTCCAGTAGGATATACGATTGAATGGGCTTCAAACCCGATCGGTACGGAAGGTAGCCTAGAGTGGCTTACATCTCAAGCCGGTACAGGCAGATGGGAGGAATATATATGTCGGGTAACTTGTGGATCATCCGGTACATTCGGCCCTACAAATTATTTCTATCTGAAAGGAACATTAGCTAATATCACTTGGTATGTCGCTTACGCTACGGTATATGACTTGTATGTACATGAAGATTTAGCCTCTCAAATCAACCTAGCGCCGGGAAGTGTAAAAATAGCGGCTTCCAAGATCGACATTACAGGAGCCGTGACATTTAATTCGTTTGACCAAGCCTTAAAGAACACGGTTAATAGTAAGGCTACACCCGCCGATATCGACAGTAAGATCAATACGTTTAAAGGCTCCTTAGGAGGGTTAGCCTATGAAGATAAAATAGGGATAGCCCAACTTGGAGAAACCGTTATAAAGGGAGGGTATTTAAAGACTGAACTAATAGATGTAGATCAACTTAGCGTTAAAAAGCTGAACGGAGCCACAGGATCATTTGAGCAATTAGATTGTGTTGATCAATATGGAAACGTAGCCGGCTATATAAAATTTAATGATATTGGAGAAATCATATTTAACGGAGGCTGTTTTTTTAACAAACGAGTGCGTATAGACGGGTCGGTAGACATTTATGGGAAAATTATGCATTCCAACAAGTTTTTAACTTCCGACCTCTGGTGCAGGAATGGGTTCGGTGCTATGGAAAGAACAATGGCTATCGTTACGAACACCTATATGTATTTTTATCCGGATGGACGGTCTAAAGCCGGGGTATATAAAGCCCTTTCGGCTAGTGGTGGTGTTTATACGGTTCCGCTATTCGGCATGGATGGAGATGCCAACGGTTTTCCCGTTGACATCGTACTAATAAAATCAACATCAGTATATACATATCAATTCCAAAATTCACCGGGTAAAATCATACATGTATTAAACGCTAACCATAACAACAGAATCATTGTAAAGACAGCCGGTAACGGAAACATGGAATTTGCCGGAGGTACAGGGGCTACGATGATGTGTGTTAACACCGCAGACCTTTACCCGGCTCCGGCAAGTTCAGCCGGTTTCGGCTGGATTCTTTTAGGATGGATAGGCAACAATTGGTAATTCATTATAAACATTTTAAAAAGTAAACATTATGTTAGAGATTAAAAAAACAACGGTGACTAATGAGGCGTTTATGGAAACGGAAAACGCTAAGTACAATGTGATCTACACTATCGAATCACAAATGCTTAGAACCGTTACAGCGAGTATTATTACTACTCAAATGGTAGAAGTACCGGACGCGGAAGGCAATACCGTACAACAGCCACAGGAGATGGAAATAGGGCAATTGATATTGGAGGATTCCACCTTCAAAACTTACAGCTTACCCTATTCTGATAAGCTTCCGGCTTATGTGGGTGACTTCATTAAGATTATTAATGAGATCGTTAAACCTACTCCAGAGGTAGTAGAGTAATTTTTTAACTAAATTAAATTGGAACCGGGGGACGGTGTTAAGCTGTCCCCTATTAAATCTTTCCCGGCATGAATATAGAAACAATCATTACAGTTCTTACGGCTCTAGGAGGTTTTGAGGCGGTAAAATGGACGGCTAATTTCTTCATGAACCGTAGTAGTATAAAAAAGAAATCCGACGCGGAAGCCGAAGCCGCACAACTGACCAATGAAAAGAATCAAGTAGGATGGTTGGAAGATCGTATAGCACAACGTGACGCGAAAATCGATTCTTTGTATATAGAGCTTCGTAAGGTAGAAGATGACCGGCTACGGATAGTGTATGAAAAACACGCTTTAGAACTGGAATTGAAGGAGGCTAATTACAATAAATGTCTTGTATATGATTGTCAGGATAGAAAACCGCCACGGAATACATTATTAAATAAGGAGGAAAAGAAATGAAAAAAGTAACTAGAGGTTATAAAAATTGCAATCCGGGTAATATTAGAATCAATTCGGATGTGTTTCAGGGTGAAATCATACCATCACAGGATAAAGCGTTTAAACAGTTTACTAACATGGCTTACGGCTACCGGGCTATGTTTAAAATGTTACGTAATTATAAGTTACGCCGAGGTTGTAATACAATCCGTGAAATGATAACCAGGTGGGCTCCACCCTCTGATAATAACCATACGGAAAAATATATTAAATCTGTCTCTACTTTCGCTAACATATTACCTGATGTGGAGATAGATATAAATAACGAGGAATTAATGTGCCGGATTGTAGCTGGTATGTCAAGGGTAGAAAACGGTGTGCTGGCTGACATGACGGATATTAAAGCAGGATGGAGGCTACTATGAAGGGATTTAGAGTATTACTATTTATGTGCCTTACCTTTTGCTTGGTAGGATGTAAGACAGAAAGAATCTACATTGTCCGGATATACGAGAAGCCCAAACCGGTTCTTCTTATTCCTTCCGGAACAAATGTTTTTCCTTCACTGGAGGAAGTCCGGGAAATGGGAAAGAGAGATGCCAAAGAAATAGAACGAAGGTTTCAGGTGTACCTTAAAAACAGAAAGCGTAATGAAAAAAGATAAAAGCGTGATATTTTTCCTCATTCTTGTGATTTTCCTACTTTTTCTGGGATGTGGGAGCCGGAAAAGTAGTATCGATGAAAAGAAGGATATTCATACCGAAACGGTAGACAGTTCTTATATATCGGTGGTGAAACGTGATTCCTTTTTATTGCAAAAGCTTGAAACCAGTAAGACGGGTATACGTATCACGGTAACGGAGTTTTCTTTGCCCGATAGCTTAGGTAAGCAATACCCGATAAAGGTTACTGACATAAACATCAATCAAGAAGGAGAGATACAGGAAAATGAGGTTTCTGGCTCTCAAATTAAAGCAGAAGGGACAGAAATAGATAAAGGCATTATGGAAGATAAAAGCCGGGTAGAGACGAAGGAGGAGAAGGATAACAGACCACTTTCTCCTTTGGCGAGATGGCTACTTATCGGGGGGATTGCTGTTACGCTGTTAAGTTGGCTTGTAAGGAAAAGAAGATAGTGTTTTTATGATTATGTTTTTAGGTTAGTGATTTGGTTATCCGTTAGGTTCGTGAAGAATAGGGCGGATTGGTCTATACTTACGAACTATTTTTAACGCAGTTAGGGTTTTAAATTAAGTCAAAAAATGATATATATTCATTCTGTTAATATACCTTTGTAGGGAATATAATTAAATTATGAATATTATGAAAGAATTATATGAACAAATGAAGCAACTGTTTTTCATGGAACGGGAAAACGATGATTTTCTTGAAAATTTATTTGTGGTGTTACAAAAATATGTAGAAATATTACAAACTTACAACTCTTCGCTTTCATATATTACTGATGATAATATTACAGAAGTAAAAAAGACAAATAAAGATATTAAGAAATGTATTGAATACTACTTAGAAGGAAGATATCACTTAGCTTATCGTTTGGTAGAAAGATTATTAAATAAAATTATTGGAGAAAACTATCATGTAGTGTCTGTAAATGAGATTTTTTATAGATGTAGGACAAAAAAAACAGAAGACACAGAAGAAATATCTTCTTGTATAAAGATGTTTCATATTCCTTTTAATGAAAGACATAAAGTTTCAACTCAACGATATAGCGCACCAGGTTATCCTTGTTTATATCTGGGTAGCAGTATATATAATTGCTGGCAAGAATTAGGATGTAATTGTAATAATCTGTATGCATCTCATTTTGGTGTGAGAAATGAATTTCGTGTTATTGACTTAAGGTTTCCTGAATTAGACGATTTAACTGATAATAATAACGTCGTAACTTTCTTAAAAAAATTCCCTCTTATCCTTAGTACTTCGCAACGGATACATCAAAACGAAAAAGAGGGAACTTTCCACCCTGAATATATAATCTCTCAACTTATTACAGAGTATATTATTACAGGCAATAATAAAAAACATAAAAATAAAAAATGTCCTTTTGGGCTTTTTGACTTTGTTTTAGGAGTATATTACACTTCAACTCATATAGATAGTAGATATAAAGCTTCCCTGTCTTTATTTTCTAATCTTGCACTTCCTGCTATAGATTTTAAGACAAAAAAAACATATTGCCAGTATCTTGCTTCTTATTTTAGTATAACAGACCCTCTTCGTTGTAAATGTGTTTCTATAAACAAGGAACTAAATGAATTGTCTGACGAAGATATTAAATGTATATTTATGGGATTATTAGAAATAGAAATCGAGCTTAACTATAGGCAAAAATATCTCTATTTGCATTCTATAGTGGATAATAAACTATTTCGTTTAGATAACGATATTGAGTATAAAATGTGCCGTTTAGATATGATAAATTCTAATGATGTAATTATAGTTAGCCCCGATAAAATTTCTAGCAATTAAGTTTTTAACAAATTAGAAGAATAATATAATTCTTTTGCATCTATCGTTATCTACGTTCCTGCTTGAATGGATTTTCATCTTTACTCTAAAGAAAGAGAAAATCTTTATTTTGCAGGTAGAGGAAATGAGAAGTTTTATTTATCTTTGCAGCAATCTCGAACAGCTAAAGTGTTAGTATTCGGGAGGACATATTTTTGAGCATTTGTAAAACTATCTTTTAGTTAGAAAATCCGCAAAATTTCAACCGATCGAGATAGTAACAATTAAATGCTCACGTTGCTTGTATATACATTAAGTATATTATAAATGGCGTGGGCTGTTGTTTATTATTCGGTCGGTGGGTCTTTGCGGATACCTCTAACAGTGATAATATCAACAGTTCCACGCTTTTTTTTGCGTGCGGCTATTTAACCCATAAAAACTCTAAAAAACATGGAAACATCAAGCTTACATCCGCACAATGTAGTAGAAACACCTCTTACTGACCGAGGTCATTATGTTCTACTTAATCTTGTAAAGTATTATTCTCGTTACATCTACGAACAAAACAAGGATGTGATATTTTTTGATACCCTGAAAGATTCCCTTCCTCTCGATGAGAATATACGGAAGAACGATTTAGACGTTCCGCTAGCTGACAAAGTAGACTTCTATAAGTTATTGTCATACTTCTGCAAAAATCTGGATACCTTTATTAAAAATGAAAAAGTAAATGACTGGGTTTGGGATCTGGATGAATCTTCTCTTCCTTTTCGACCGAAATAATGATTCATACCTGGCTGCTTATAGCTGGGATTTTTTTGAAGATAATTTCATTTTTACTTGTGTAATACGCAAAAGATTATTATATTTGCATTGTCAAACATAAAGAGTTAATAACTAATTAAAAAGAATGCTTATGACAAAAGAAGAAATTGAACAAGAGATTGAAAATCTAAAATTCTTATTAGAATTTCATTCCGAGGGGTTTATAAAAGACCCTACAGAGTATGAAAATCATATCAATAATATTTTAGATAGGATTGCAGAGCTCGAAAAAGAATTAAAAAAGAAGTGATCAACCGGCTCCCTCAAAAGAGGGGGCTACAAACAATAAACAATATGGACTTATCAAAATATTTACCGACTCCAGAAATGCAAGCGGAATTTGAGGAGTTTAAGAAATTGAAAACTCCGGAAGAAAAAGAAGCTTTTAAAAAAGCAAGAAAAGCTCGTTTTGATGCAAAAACAGAGGAAGAGAAAGCCCAGTACCTTCAAAATTCAGAAGAGGGATTAAAAGCAACAATTGATAGAGCCGAAGAGGTTTTGTTAATCGCCCAATTAGGAGATTTAGCAGGAGCTTTATCTTTGAGTTATATAGCAAAGAAATATTTTAATCGCTCTAAAGAATGGTTATATCAACGTTTAAACGGTTATAAAGTAAATGGTAAACCCGCACAATTTACACCGGAAGAACGAAAAAAACTAGCAGATGCCTTATTAGATATAAGTAATCAAGCTAAGAACTTTGCGCTTTCTATTAATTAGTTAGTGCTCTTTAGGTTTGACAGCCTTAGCCCGGTTATCATAACCGGGCTATTTTTTTAGCTTATTGGCCAAATACAAACTTTATCACCTTATTATTTAGATTATCGATTCTGTTGTAATCAGGCCGTATGTAAGTAGTTGTTATTTTATGTGCGGAAGCATGGTTAAGAGAAAATGCAACATCATCTAATGTGGCTCCGCAATTATTTATTGCTATTGTTGCCCAGCTATGACGAAAAGAATAAGGTGTTACATTTTCTACTATCCTGGCTGTTTCACATATCCTTTTACAACCCTTCGCTACTACACTTGCGAAAGTATTAGAATCACAATATCTTTCAGAAAAACAGAATAACCCCTTTTCCCCTTTATACCGTTCAAGCAGGGGATATACGATCGCAGGGACTTTAATTTCTGTGTATGCTTCATAATCACTTTTATCGCGGGTCTTTTTTCGGTTATAACACAACTTCATATCTTTTGTTAGTGCTTCTTTTTTGAGGTCGTATAAATCAGCCGTGTTAATGCCGGCCAAACAAAAAACCAACATGCAAACATCATGGGCTATTTGTTCTTTTGTGTAATCACCAAATACTTTTTCCCGGATGGGGGTAGTGAAGAATTGTTCTATAACATTGACTTCAATACTCCGTTTTTCAGAGGGTTTGTTTTTAGGAATCTTAATCCGGTTAAATGGATTCTTTTTTATACGTATGAGGTCGCGGTCTTCGTCGTTGTATTGCAATAAGGCCGCATTAAAGATGGTTTTGATGCAAGTAGGATAGAGATTTCGTTTTCGGGCACTGTCTTTCATGCTTTCAATCCAATTTGTCAAATTCAAAGCGGTAAGGTCACTAAACAAAATATTGTCTTTTCCAAAAAATTCATGCAGGCGTTTTATGGCTAACTTGTAATTCCTACTTGAATTTCCACGATTTTGGTTAACCATATTGCTTATAAATTCATTCGCAAAAAAAGTAAAAGAAAGGTCGGTTTCTTCATTACTTGTAAGATATTGAATTACTTCATGAATACTCATCTTTTCATTATCCACCTCATTTAATTTGCGGATATATCTAGCTATTTCATTCATACACTCTTTTAATATACGTGGGTCGGAAACTTCTATTTTTTCTTTTCCGGACTTTGTATATGTTTTCTTTAGTCCTTTTTCAGAAACTACAAAGGCTGTTTTTATGTATGAAACATTACCACTGCCGTGAGATACTCGAATGTAAACAGGGTAATACCCATCATTCCTTTTTCCTCTTATTACTGTTGCAAATACTGCCAT